CGCCATGATGACGCGACGGCGCGGGCCAGTTTTCAGGAACTCGCAGATGTCGTACTGGATCGGAGTGGGGCTTGGTAGCCCCAGCTCCTTCCAGACGTACCAGGCGAAGTTGCGGAAGTCCTCGAAAGGGTGACGAACGTGGAGGCTCGTCATGCCCTCCATCAGTTCAGCCGCCCATCCTCAGCGGGATCGAACGGGAACTCGGACACCTTGTCGGCCAGCTTGCCCAGCGGTGAGCCGGGCGGCGTGGCCGCAACGTCGATGCCGTTGTCCTTGAGAAACTGCCGGGCCACGTTGAGGATCGAGGCCAGGCCCTTCGCGTCCGACTCCATCGAGTCGATGGTGTCGGCGAGCTTGTCCGCGACTGCGGCGTGCAGTCGCTCCAAGGCATCCTTGGGGGCAGTCACTTGTTGACGACGTGGTTCAGTACGGTCTCCAGCGCGGACGTGCCGAGCGACGCCAGGATGCACGCGAGGGCGACCTGGGCGACGAAGGAGACGCCGGGGATGAAAATGACGATGGCACCAGCGGCCAGGCCGGTAGCGCCGGAGAGGATTGCGCGGCCGAGCGCCTGCTTCCAGGTGATCGGGTCGTTCGACGTGAGCATCTTTGCGATGCCCACGATGAGGCCGACGCCCGCGAGAGCGCCGACCAGCTTCACTTCATCGTGCATTAGGTCTCTTGTAGGTGGTGAGGGCGTTAGATCGGAACGCCGAAGCTGTACTCGTAGTTGCCGGTCAGAGTGATCTGCGTGACGCCATCGGTGACGACGACAGTGAACTGACCCATGCGGGTGGTGTTTCGTCCCGAGGCACTCACAGTGCCACCGAGGCCGCTGCCGGAGATCGTTGCGCCGCCAGTGACGGAGCGGGAGACAACGGAGTAGTTCCCGGTGCCGCCCGAGCAGCTGACGGTGAAAGACTTGCTGATCGAGCCGCTGGTGTTCTGCGGCCAGCTACCCATCAGCCAGCTCGGCGACAGGGACGCTTGGAACGGTGTCGCCTTGACCGCGTTGTAGAACTGCGAGGCATAGATCGGCCCGCTCGTGGGTACGCCGTAATTGGCCGGAACGTCGGGCACCAATCCAGCGCCTCGGTAATACTGGTTCGCGTAGATCGGATACCCGCCGCCAAACTCGGCGCGGATCATTTCCCAAGAGATCGGGCCGGAGCCGGGGAGGGCCATTAGGCACCTCCCCGCAGCTCGGCGACTTCCTTGCGGAGCGCCTGCACCTCGGCGATAAGGAACGGCACGGCCTTGTCCCACAGGATCGTCTTGATCCCGTTGTGCTCGGACTCGTAGACCATGTATGGCAAAACCTCCTCGACCTCCTGCGCGATTGCGCCGTACTCGTGCTTTGCCGAGTAGGTGAAGCCAGGGTTCAGCTCCTTGATCTGCTCATCGTTCCAATCGAACTCCCGCACACGGAACTTCGAGAAGAAGGCGTCCACCGCGGAGCGAGGGATTGGCGCGATGTTCTGCTTGAGGCGCGCGTCGGATGCGTAGGAAATGCTGTTGCTCTGGCACTGCCAGTCGTTGTTGGCGTTGCGGAAGCAGGCCCACGCGAAGTTGTTGTTCGCGAGGAATCCGAGGTTGTTCTCGTTGCAGTGAATCCAATGGGTCGAGCCGTGGTCCGTGTCGTAGAACTCGATGGTCGGCGAGGTGGACTCGATGCGCATGTTCGCGCCGTTGACCAGGAATCCCTTGCCGCCGTAGGTGCGCACCCAGCTGTTGTCCTGCATGAAGATGCCGCCGCCATGCGGCTCCGAGTACCAGCCGGTGCCGGATTGCTGGGAGCGGAACCAGCCCGCGTTGAGGTAAATCTGATCGCCAGCCGTCAGGCGGCCCGCGATATTCGCAGCGCCGTTCCAGTACAGATTGTACCAGCTGTTCGTGTTCACGCGGGTGATCGAGCACACGTCATCGCCAGCGCCGTTCGTTCCGTGGATGTACGCGGTTCCCGCTGCACCCATGCCGGTCAACCGCAGAGGAGCGGCGTAGGCCAGAGTGACCTGTCCGGTGAAGGTTGCACCGCCCAGGCTCGCCTTGCCGTCCAGTGCGGACTGTAGGCCGCTGACGTTGGCGATGGTGTGCGTGTGACCGGAATCAGCCTTCCCTGCCGGGTTGAAGTTCGCCGAGGTCCAGACGGTGCCGCCAGCGTTGAGGGATGCGACGCCGCCCGTGCCATCGCCGAATCGGAACTCCAGCGAGTTCGCAGCTGGCGGCACGTAGACGTAGCGATCCAGCGACCCCAGGTACATGACGCCGGACGCGGCCTCGCCGCCAAATCCCTGCGCGCGAATCTGCCCGGAGGTGAACGTCTTGACGCCACCGATGGACTGATCGTCGGACACGTTGACGACGTTGGCGATCTCAGCGGCGGTATGCGTGTGGCCGATTGCCGACTTCCCGTCGAGCGCCGCTTGCAGCCCGGTTACGTTTGCGATGGTGTGCGAGTGGGATGACGCCGCTTTACCGTCGAGCGCGGACTGGAGGCCGGTCACGTTGGCGATGGTGTGCGCGTGCGCCGCCGCCGCCTTGCCGTCGAGCGCCGCCTGCGTCGCGGTGCTGATCGGCTTGTCGAGGTCGGCGGTGTTGTCCACCTTGTCGAGGCCGACCTGCGCCTTGGTGTGCGTGTGGGTGCTCGGCGGGTAGGTCGTCGGCTTGCCGGTGACGTGCGTGTTGAAGTCCACGTCGTTGCGGGTCGCCAGCGCGCCCAGGCCGCCGATGTCGCCAGCCACAAGGGCCACGTCGCCCTGCTTTCCGGCGACGCTGGTGACCTGATCGGTGTTGTCGATCTTCTCCCAGGTGGCC